CTCTGGCACATCGCAGGCCGTTTTTACGGAAACAGCCAGGAATGGCGGAAAATTTGGAATGTGAACAAACAGGCGATGATCAAACGAAGCAAGCGAAATATCAAACAGCCGGGGCACTGGATTTTTCCGGGGCAAAAGCTGAAAATACCATAAAACGAAGCGCCGGGTGAACCGGCGTTTTTCTGTTAAATCAAAAGCAGGGGATAGCGATGATCGAATTATTTGTCATAAAAGAAAGCGAATGGTATGAACTTGTCACCGAAAGCGTCACCTTGGAGGGAGAAAGGTACCAGGCCCCTCGTTCGATCGAAGCGTCGATTGTGATCAAGCAGGGAAGCCACAAATATTACAGCGTGCAGGAAGGCGATACCGTTTTATTTAAATGGAAAGGAAAAGAACTGTTTCGCGGAATTGTTTTCAGCAGGGTGCCGAAAGAATATACGCTTACGTTTAAAGCGTACGACATGCTTCAGTACTTGGTGAAAAATCAGGATGTATATGTATTCTCGAACAAAACGGCCGCTGACATTGTCAAACGAATTGCGAGCGACTTTCAAATTCCCAAAGGCGCTATTGCAAACACGGGACATACGATTAAATCGCTCGTCTTTAAAGACAATACGAGCCTATATGACATCATTTTAAAAGCGCTGCGGGAAACAAAAAAGCAAACCGGAAAAAACTATCAGCTGTATGCCGAAAAGGGAAAGCTGTGTTTAAGAGCGTGGCCCGAACCGGAGAATATCTGGGTTTTGGAAACGGGTGTGAACATTACGGATTACGCTTACAGTACGTCAATTGATGAAACAGCAACCCGGGTGAAACTGAGAAAGCAGAAAGATAACAAAACCTATACCGCATCCGCCAGCGATGAAGCCGGTATGAAAAAATTCGGCGTACTCCAGTACACAGAGACGGTTTCGGATGATATTAACGAGGCGCAGCTGCGCGACCGGGCGAAGAAGATACAGGCGGAAAAGAAAGGCGTCAAAAAAGAGCTGAAAAGCATACAGGCGCTCGGCATACCGGAAGTTCAAAGCGGACTGCCGGTTTATATATCGATTCCGGAAGCGGGCATTAAAGAAACCTATTGGGTTGATAAAGATAAACACGATTTTGCAGGGACAAAGCATGTGATGACGATTGATGTCGTCGCGAAAAATACAATACCTGAAGGAGCGACTTCATGAAATTAAGCGATGCGATAAAAGAGCTGGCTCTTGGAGCCGTAAACGCTGAATCGCCTGTTGATGTCATGCCGGCGGAAGTCGTGTCCGCTTCTCCGCTCAAGCTGAAGCTCCGCAATCATGATAAATTGGTGATCCCCTCCGACTTACTGGTGGTGGCCAGGCATTTGACAGAACATACGGAACAGATCCGGATTGACGGAGAGGACAAAACGATTCGCTTTTACAATCAGTTGCATGCCGGCGACCACGTGATGATTGCGGCCATGCCTGGAGGGCAGTCGTTTTTTGTGATTGACAGGATATAGGAGTAGGAGGTGGCTCGGGTGGCTCTTTCACCGGAAGTATCTTTTGAAGATATCGAGGATGACAGCGAAGTGATTGAGACTTCAAAAACGTACAAAATTGATTTTGAAACAGGCAGGATGACGGGTGATATGATTTCAGGACTCGAAGCGGTCGAACAAATGGTTTACATGGCGCTGAGAACTGAGCGCTACGCATACGCCGTATACAGCCATAACATCGGAAATGAGCTGCAGGAGGTTCTTTCAGATCATGAAACGACCGACGCTTATAAAGAAATGGAGATTCCGAGACTGATCGAGGAAGCCCTCATATACGACGACCGAATTTCTGCGGTAACCGATTTCGAGATCGAGCGTCAAGGCGATGCCTTCCATGTGTCTTTTTCGGTTGAAACCGATGAAGGGACATTGGAAATCGAGGAGGTGATAGGGGAAGATGTTTGAAAACCAGACATTTGAAGAGATCATGGAACGCATGCTTGAGCGGATTTCAGATGAGATTGACAAGCGTGAAAACAGCGTCATTTGGAATGCGCTTGCCCCGGCAGCTGCCGAGCTGGCGCTTTCTTATATTTGGCTTGATCAAGTGCTGAATTTGGTTTATGCGGATACGGCTGAAGGCGAATATTTGGACAGAAGGGCGGCTGAGGCCGGCCTTGAGCGCTATCAAGCGTCCAAAGCCATTTGGTCAGCAGCCTTTACGGATGGAGTATCGGTTCCCCCCGGAACCCGCTTCTTTCTGGAAGACTTATATTTTACCATGCTCGAAGACGGCAAGCTTGAATGTGAAACGGCCGGGACAAAAGGAAACGCCAATCTCTCGGGACGGCCTTTGCTTCCGCTCGATACCATTCCAGGGCTTGAAAAGGCGGTTATGGGAAGTCTTGAAATTCCCGGCCGTGACGAGGAGACGGATGAATCGCTGTATGAAAGGTATTTGATCCGCGTCCGTAGGGAAGCGGTCAGCGCGAATCAGCTGCATTACAAACAATGGGCCGAAGAAGTGGACGGCGTCGGCAAAGCGAAGGTCTTTCCGCTGTGGAATGGCGAGGGAACCGTAAAAGTTGTCATTACAAACGCCAAAATGGAGCCAGCCTCTGACGCATTAATCGAAAGAGTCAAGCGGTATATCGATCCCGATCCAGGCAAAGGGGAAGGTATGGCGCCGATCGGAGCTTATACCGCGGTTGAAAGCGCGGTATGGAAAGACGTGAGCATATCTGCAAAAATCATACCTGAATCAGGCCGGACGATCGATGAGGCCAAACAGGAAATTGAAGAAAAAATCACTGAATTGTTTAAAGAAATGGCCTTTAAAGAAAGCGTCATCCGTCTGTCGCAGATCAACAACATGATCTATGAATCGTCCTCTGTCAGTGACTATTCGGAAGTCTTCATCAACGGGGAAGCGAAAAATCTGCAGTTGACAGAAACGGAAATTCCAAAGCTGGGGCAGGTGACCATCATTGAGCAAGATTGATGAAATGGCTTTTCATCTGCCGCCATACTTGACGGAAATCCGGGAGATTCAAGAAATGATAACGGCTGAAGCGCCTGAATTTGAAAGGCAAAATCAAGAGATTTTCGATATGACGGACCAGCTTTTCGTCACGACGGCCACATGGGGGCTGGACAGGTGGGAAAAGATTTTGAATGTCAGACGCGAGGCTTCAGACGGCGTCGATATTCGAAGGGCCCGTCTGTTAACCAAGATGTCCAATATTCCGCCGATTACAAGCCGCTCGATCGAGCGAGCGGTTAATGCTTTTTTAAAACAGCCGTCTGCCTCCGTCAAACTGACGGCCGGACGGTATCATTTTTTGCTGAGCGTAAACGGAGAGGATCTGCAGTTTATACCTTCGATCATTCAAACCGTCAATCATATGAAGCCCGCCCATTTGGCTTATACATTCCGGGGCGGGTTTCATTATGAAGTTCGTCCGCCGAAAAGCGTTCATAACAGGCTCGTTTTAAGAAGTAAAAACGGCTTTTTCGGTACGATACCGGTCTATTTGGACGGACAGTATCTGCTTGATGATGCATTCTACTTGAACGGTTTTCGAGAAATCGACGGTCTGCCCCGCAGGTTTAAACAGCAGCTCACACTGCGCCACAAGAAGCGGCAAAACATTCGGTCCGCCTTGAGCATTACAATGAAGGCGGCCGCTGAAAACCGGTGGAAACAGCAAGCAAAAGCAGGCATGAAAACCGGCATCAGCAATCAAAACAAACAGGTCCAATCCCTCAAAATCAGCTGCAAATGTGAGCATGAATTTAAGCAAGCAGGCGCGCTTGAAATGAGAGAGAAGTGGTGGACGCTAAACGGCGCATTTTTGCTCGACGGTACAAAGCAGCTGGCAGCAGCGGCGCAAAAAATCGCATTGTAAAGGAGAAATCAAAATGGCACAACAATTAACAGTGACAACGCTTTATGCAAGACAGCAAATGGCAAAAGCACGAGCTGAGGGCGGCAAGCTCACCAAAATCACAAAAATGGCTTTCGGAAACGGAGGTACAAACGATAAAGGCGAACCCGTTGCTTTACAGGGCAACGAACAGGCGCTGAAAAACGAACTCCTGCAAAAGGATATCGATGGCTTTGTCTTCATGGAACCGGCGAAAGTCCGCTATACATGTACATTGGGAGAAAGCGAACTGGCAGGGGAAACGATTAACGAGCTCGCCCTTGTTGATGAAGCCGGAAAATTTACAGCGGTCAGAACGATGACAGATAAGCAAAAAGACGGCGACATCGAGTTCGTCTTCGAAATCGACGACATTTATTAAAGGAGCTGAAACAAGGTGGACATCCAAAAACCGAGACGCTTTGAAACAACAGACCGCGCCCACGCCGACTTGTTTAACGAAGCGATAGATCAGCTGAATGTGAACGATGAACGGATTGCAAAGCGGGCTGAGGAAGCTGAAGAAAAGGCTAAGGCCCATGCCCAAACTAATATCAATCAATTGAAGGAGTTTGCTCAGCTTGTCAAAATCACAAAAGATAACGGAGTAGAAAAACTTCATATAACAGACGGAGATGCGCTGGAACAGCTTTTTAACCTAGGGCCGGGTTATCATACGTTTGCCGTGAGTACTCACGTAACAAATCGGCCGCCCAGCTCGTTAGGTTATATACGGGGAACCTTCTTA